CTTATGTTTTGTTCACTTGTCATGGGTGTTAGTGGATCTTGTGCAGGTATGCCCATATAATCAGGGAGTGATCCTTTTGCCCAGTAACCTTTGTTTCCGTCTGCCATTGTAAAATATGGATGGACAGGCGCAGAGTTTCCATCTTCACCGCCTGTGATAAAGTCTTCCCAGTTTTCCCAAACGATACGGTTTGGAACGAAAAAAAAGTGAGTATATACGTTGACACGGTGCATCATTGGTGCGATCATCGGAGATAGTCGCATCATGATCTCTGAATTTACTCTGAATTTGTCTCCGGGAAGGACTTCTTGATTGAGTATGGGTATTAGTTCGCCCATATTCATTGATAGCTTTTTTTCGTGTGAGAGGTTGAATGCATTTTTCCCGGGTCTGTTGACTTTTACTGATCCAAATAATGATTGCTTCATAATTGTGATTTTTTAGAATTTTTAAGAATTGTGTTATGTGTGTGCTCTTTCTGATCCGCGAAATATTGCGCGGGATTTTCATAGTGATCGTACTTCTTTAAAAGTTTTACTACTTCGTCGTTTTGTGCGTACATAGCTTGTTTATAGAACTCGTATTTTTCGTAAACGGTGAATATTTTGTCTTTATAGATCCTTGGCATCCTGCCCTTGTTTCCGCCGTTTACATATACGTAGTTATTTTGTGATTTTTGATGATAGCGTTTTGCTTTTTCTATGTAGTCCAGTCCTAGACCGGGGCGTCTTGACATTATAGCAAAGGATTTGTTTACACCTAGAGGAAGAAGATTCATGTTGTATCTGTTTATGATATCTTTCGTGATATAGACTATTCGACCATCTGAAATTGGTCTGATTTGTACGTTTCCTTCTGTCCATATATCTAGGATTGCTGATAGAGTGTTCTGATGAACATTAAAAAGGATTGCATGATAGTGCGGTCTGTGTGTTTCTGTACCATATTCGCCTATTGCGTAGTATCTTATTTTTTTTTCAGAACGGGTTTTTCTCGTCTGATAATTGCGTAAACGCATTATGAATAGTTGCAGATCGCTTTTTGTAATAGTTTTGAATCCTTTTATTGTGATTGGCACGTCGCCGCGTCTGTAAGTTAGCGTTAAAAAGTGCCCTGAGGATGCTGATTTTAGCTCTTGTTTTAGTCTGAATATCCATTCTCCACGTTTTGTGTTTAAACATTGTCCACATTTGCCACAGGGGACGGAGAGCTTTTGGTACTCTCCACCCTGTGCCTCGTTTGGTTTAGTGATAAGAATTGGAGATTTGCATATCATAGCCTTATGCCGCCGCGTGAGATTGTGTAAGATCTGGACTTACGGCCTCTGCCTTTTCTGCGTCTGGTGCTTCTACGTCTGGTGCTTCTTCTTCTACGTCTCATGGATTTTGTTTTAAAATGTTAATAATTTTTATACAGGTACTTAGTCTAGGATCTGTTTTTCCTTGTTCGATCCTTGATAGATTTGCTTCGTCAATGCCTGTAAGTTTTGACAGCTTTTTTTGAGAAATACCACGTGTAACACGTGAGATTTTTACATAAATCCCGAATTCGTGATTTAATTTTTTCATTTGAATAGTGAGTTAAATAACATGCCCATTCCAGTATTTGATGGTGTTATTGATTTGAACATATTACCGATCGCTTCGTATCCTTTTGATCCTTTATTGACAAGTTGTCTTAAGAATAGGTTGTCTGTTGGAGACATTCCTTGTTCGGCTAGTTTAGAGTGCCACTGTCCGATCGTATTTTGTTGTTGTGTTCTTGTAACGCTTGCCTGTGATTGTGCTAGTTCAGCAAGTGCTTTTTGCATGGTGATTCCTGAGTATGCTCGCCATGCTCTTTCCATGTTTTCAAGATGTTTTAAGTCTGCCATATCGCCAGACATTCTGGCCTTGTTTTTAGCTTCTGTAAGTTGTGATTCGATCCTTCCGGATCTCAGCGCGTTTTCTAGCGTCTGTGTTTGTGTTTGTTCTTTGATGTTATCAATTTGAGCAGATTTCATCCGTGTGTCCTGATATTGACCAAGGACCGCTCCGATATTGTTCGGTTTGTAGTTGTATTCCTGTCGTGGTGCTTGATATTTGGCAGTCTGTGAGGTAGAAGGTAATGAGGTGTTGCCTGCGGATGTTGTTCCGGTTCCATAGATAAGATTCGGATTTAAACCTGCTTCTTTGTACCTCTCCATCTGTGATGTAGGGGAATTGTATAGGTTTTGATCTTCCCATTGTTGACGATTATACTCGTTTGACTTGTTCCACATTTCGAGATCCTTGCTATAGGCGTATTCTGCCATGTTTTTATTGGCTAGGATCGTTTTATCTGTGTTTTCTCTTGCCGTTTTACGGTTGTAATGACCTTGAAATAAGCCGCCTATGGCATTTATTGCTTGTCCGATTGGTAAAGGCATAGTATTGTTTTTTTTGTTAAATATAAGATATTTTTTAACTCATCAGAAAGCTGAATGAGTTAGCACTATATAATCAAGTATATTATAGTGCTTTGTTTTTTATGTCTAAACCCCCATAGCCCCCAGATGCATTTGGGGGCGTTGTAAGGGATTATTTTATGTAAGTGGTGTTGTACCATTACTTTCTGTTTTTAGCTTCACTGTACTCAGCTAAGCTCGGTCTACGACCTCGCGAAGATCGAAAGCTATTTCGTCTCTTTCGGATTTTCGCTCTCGGGTGCATCCGCTACGCTACTTTCCTTGTCGCTAGAATCCTTTTGCGTCTCTTTTGCTTTCTCTGTACTTGCGTTGCTCGAGGAGTCGCTTTGCTTGTCCTCTGATTTTTTAATTCTCATTTCTTCGAATTCCTTGTTCACTTTGTCGTCAAAGTGTGTGAGATCTCGATCCGGATCTCTGAATGTGGTGTCTGTGTCGAGTGTGGCATTTTCGTCAAAATGCATTTGTGATTCTGGCAGAGGGATGCCAGATGTGAACCGTTCTAGTATTTCTTTGATTGTGAGGGATTGTCCGGGTTCGGTTTGTGATTCTCCCGTTACGGTTTCGTTGTCTGATGGGTGATGTTTGTAATTGTAGTTAGTTCTGAACCGAGGGAGATTGATTTCTGTTTTTTTCTTTGTCATTATTGTTAGATTTATTGTTGTTTGACATGATGTTAAGATTAATAGTGTGAGTGTGAGGGTGAATAACCCCCCCCGTTTTTTTTGGGGGGGGGGTTTTTCTCTAGGGGGGGCAGGTGTAGTGTTAATCATTAAAAAATGATTAAAGAGTAGGAATATTATGATATGGCATGGGCCTGACGGCCTTTACTGCATTGTAGATCTGAACGTATAGTTTATGTTCGTCAGGATCTGTAACTGCGAACACACGTTGTGTTGGATCTGATTCTATGAATGACGTGTTTAAGTTTGGTTGTGCATCAAAGATGCGCCCCATATGCCAGTAGTTTAGATTGTCGCGGAAATCTCCGTGTACGGTTGATTCCTTGTATTTGTATTCCGCGTACCTAGATTGATATCCGAATGTATCCTCATTCAGATCTGCATATGGATCAAGATAGAGTTCCTTGTTTTTTACTTCCTGTTCGCCGATTTGTGCGAATTGTGGAAAATAGTAATCGAACTTGTCAAATCTTGACCATTGTCTGTTTAGTCCTTGCTGATAGGTTGTTCTTGGGAGTACGGACATGATACCGATAATGTGTCCGTGTTCCTTGAATGCTTTAGAAAAGGAGTTTGATCTGCCGACAGATATTCCGTGTCCGGACATAGTACCCTGAGGGGGAAAGTCCTGAGCATTGGAATCGGATACTGTAGATAGTACTTCTGATATAACGATAGGATTGCGACCACCGCCAAGATAAATTGGACGTTGTAATCGTGCGTCTCCGCCGTTAACTCCGAAGAAAGTTTTTAGTTGTTCCCGGTACCGGGAGCCACCGCGTGCAGCGAGTTCTAGCCATTCCTGTAAACGAGCTGACTTACGGAGATCGTTGATGTTTACGGTTACTCCGTCTTCCTCGAGATTTTCTAGAGCGATCTTTGTTGTATTTACAGATGTTTCTCCGTCTCCGTCTATGTGTACTGTGCCTTCTACATCAGGATTTGATGTTGCAGCAGTTTTATAGTTGAATTCTACCGGTATTCCGACCTCGCCGCCGCGCTGAGCCCACGGGAGACAAGATGTGTAGTAGTCCTTTTCCCATGCCCTTTTACGGATTGATAGCAGGGTTGTGTAGTCTGCGCCGGGATGTACACCGTCGCCTTTATGATAATCTAAGGGATCGGTCAGGTTCTGATCGCGATAGTATTCGTTGTAAATTTCGGCCATAGCGCGAAAGGGTAATGCGCTGATGTTTTGTTCACTTGTCATGGGTGTTAGTGGATCTTGTGCAGGTATGCCCATATAATCAGGGAGTGATCCTTTTGCCCAGTAACCTTTGTTTCCGTCTGCCATTGTAAAATATGGATGGACAGGCGCAGAGTTTCCATCTTCACCGCCTGTGATAAAGTCTTCCCAGTTTTCCCAAACGATACGGTTTGGAACGAAAAAAAAGTGAGTATATACGTTGACACGGTGCATCATTGGTGCGATCATCGGAGATAGTCGCATCATGATCTCTGAATTTAC